TTTCATCTGTTTGAGATCTAAAATCTCCAGCAGGATCTCCATAGATCATAACTTCATATCCTTTATATAATTTTGCAATCTCTCCTCTTAGTAAATCTGAGAATCTTATTACACCCATTTCAAAACAAACAAGCTCATTAATAATATTCCATTTACCTGTTGTAGTTCTTTGACCAAAGACAGCAGCAGGAGTTAATCCAAAGTCAACTCCAATCCATATTGGTTGTCCTGGTATTAAATCTATTTTATTTTTTGTTATGTGTAATTCTTCTTTGAAGCTGTGATACACAGGTTTACCTTCTTCAATAGATCCTAGTTTATTTAAAACATAAACATCTATCCATCCTTTTGTTTTACCTCTAATAATATTGTTATAATATTTTGGGGTTAGGTTTTTTTTATTTTCTGATTTAATGTTATCTTCATATGCACTTATAAATCCATCCTTATCTTTGTTCTCTAGCAAAGCAGGGGGTTGTGTATAGAAACTCCAGTTGTCTGGTTTGATTAACATTAAAGCTTCATCTCGAGAGATGTGATCTGGTACAGGTACATCTGCTGCCATGATCGGCCACCAGTGATCTTCTTCTGGTGCATTGGTATCAGCTATAACTCCATACCAACTAGCTCCACCATCTCTCATACTAGGAAATCTTCCTACCCTCATAGTACAAGCATCTATAATTGATTTGGGTATTTCTCTTGCTTCATTAACCCAAACGCCAGTCAATTCTAATGATAGTAATTTCTTAACATCTTCTGGTCTATCAAGAGCTAAGAAGATAACTTCTACATCAAGTTCACCAACTAAGATTCTATGAGTATAAGGAACACTCCAAGCAAAGTTACCCCAAGTATCTTCTGGAAACCAATCTAACCATGTTTTGATTGTTGTAGTTCTAAGCTGTGGATTTGTATTTCTAATTACAGCCCATCTAGATTTTCTTTTACCTTCTGCATTCTTCTTTTGTAATAAAGATCTTCTAAATATTTCAATACAACACGCTACCGATTTTCCAGAACCTACTGGACCACGCAGTCCTCTAAAGAAGTCTTCTGACTTCATAAATTTTTTTAGAGTATCGCCTTCTGGTTTGTATTTAAAGTTAATCGACATTTACACCAACATTTGCTTTTAACAGATTGTATATAGTTTCTTCACCAAAAGCTTCAACAAGTTTATCAGCTTCATAGTCTGTTATCATATGTGTTGGGTAATTTTTTAAATGTACTTTCTTAACAATAGCTCTTAATCTATTTCTATCTTTTAAACTTAAATTATTGAGGAACGACATTTTAATTCTTCTACCCTTTCTAAAACTATCTTAAGTATTTCTTCTTCTTTGCCAAACTTTTCTTCAAATGCTTTCTTAGCCATGTGTATAGAGAAGTTACCTTGATGATGGTCATGACATAAAGGAATTACGTGGAAGTGGCTTGTACGCCTTCCTATGCCAGTTCCAGGGGGTCTTATATGATGTAGGTTAGCTGGTCTTTCGCAGCAATAGCAGCCAAGCTCAGCTACCCACCTCATATGTTCTTTTTCTTTCTTTGTCGCCATTACTTTTTCTTTTTCATTTTAGCCATGATCTTTTTTTTCAAGGCATCTGGTAATGATTTCTGTTTTCCTGTTAACTTGCTTTTTGCAGCAGGTCTTCCTCTTTTTGAACCATAGGTTCCTTTTCCGTAGGGCATTTATCCTCCATTACTTGTTCGTATGTTGATCTGCATCCATCTGGTGTTGCAGCACTAGCCATCTGTATTGCTTGTATATCATTTTCGGCTGAATATACAATCTCTCTTTTGAGAGTGTCATCTTGCCATATGTTTACTTTGTAATTCATGTTCTCTCCTTTGTTTGTTGGAAGGAAGAACCTTATAGAACTAAAAAAAATTTTGAAACGCACTTAGCAATGCTAACGCCCTTGCCCTTTGTACCTTGTAAGTTTCTTTTGAAGTTTTTTGGATTTGTTCAGACTCTTTGTATGAACGCCCTTTCTTTTCTTAGGCTTATCTCGTGGTATAAAATGTGTGAACTTCTGCTTTGCCATGTGTACCTTTTTGAACCCTGTTGTCCGTGATAGTCGCCTCGTCAGCTATGGCTGATGATTTTTGCCCCCACCCTCCGACTCTGCGAGTCTACATGGAGTGGGTGCATACCAACGCCTCACGTTAAATCAATATTAATCTTAATATCCCCCTGTATGTTGTGACTCACCTTATCTGGTGCTCTCAACCCTACTCTATCGAGAATATCTCTACTAGCTTCTAGTTGAACGTATTCACTCCTTGCCCCACTGGATAGCTCGATCATCTTCCTACTCGCACTTACTGCCCCAAGTCCAAGAGTTTGTGCCACACGTTGTTGCATATACTGTTGTACCTTTGGTAAACGTAGTGTGCGAGAAGCACTTACTCTCGCTGAATCTTTACTAACATTCGTTGAATATCCTGCTGTTTTAGCAGCTTCTGTTATACTACACCCAGTAGCTACGATAGTATCTACTAATGCTCGTTGTTTCTCTGTAAGATCGTCTTTCATAACACTTATTTATTCTACCCTTATAGGTACGTAGATATTTAATTTCATTGTGTCAAGACAAATAACAGACCTTTAGTGTAATATCAAACTCACATAACTAGATGTTGTATGGCGACTTACAGGCTCTAGTGCTTTGCACCCAAGCCCTTCGGTCTTGTCCCTAAAGGGTAACGATCCTGGTCGCAAGTAATAGAGTTGCCAAAGGCAACGCTTAGAACCCCATACGCAATTAGCTTCGCTACCATTCGCTGTTGCTCATTATTGCTATGGGTCCCCCTCTACACACGTAATCGCTGGAGTATAACAAGGAATCCCCTCATCCATTCAATAGGGCGTAATGTCCACAAGGGACATGAACGCCACACCCTAAAGGGTGTCGAGCTATTGAGTGGCGAGTACTCCCCTTGTTTACTTAGCGATACCACGTGCGTTAGGCACTGGTTAATATAAACGATAACAGAAAGGTTACTATGGAGTACGTTAAATACTATGAGTTGATAACTGATGAACACGATAGAAAAAGAGTTGTTGAGTTATCAATGTTAAGAGAAGAAGCTGTAGTGAAATCTGACTATGATAAAGTTAGTGAGCTAGATAGCGAAATATACAATATAACAAAAGGAGTTAAATATGTTAAGTAGTGAACTAAATCAACAAGACTATTCTGATAGCAGACTAGATGATATGCAAGATGTATTAGATTGTGTAGATATGAAAGCTGGTATTAAGACTTTCTTTGACACAGTTATCTCACCATTTGCTGATCATCAAGATTGGACAATGTTGGCTGAATGGAATGCTAATAGTATTATTGGTGTATTCCAAAGACATCATGAGCAATGTATAAAATCTTTAGACAAGACTAGAGATCTTATGAAGAATGCTATGAGAGAAGATGTTGGCAATGAGATCACTAAGCTAAATGTTGACAAGTTAATATTTAGACGAGATGCTCAAGAAGTTAATATCAAAAGAGCAGAAGCAATATTAAATGAGTTTCATATCTGTTATGAAGTGACATTTGGTAAGAAGTTTATGCCTCAAAGCAAAACTGCTAGTGTAAAAGATGTTACTAAAGAGATGAAAGAATATAATGTTGCAAGACTTAAAGAAGCTTTAGGTCAGAAATAATTAGATAATTAAGCCCTGTACTCATCATTGGGTATGGGGCTTTTTTTCTCGCTAAGAGCCTATTTTCAAAACGTTCGGCGTTGAAAATCATTGGGCGTTGCTGACGAAACTCTAACAATAATAAACAAAGGAGAATACTATGTTAATAAAACTACAAAACTGGCTAATGAATGTTGCTGCCAAATGGATTTGGATTGCAATTATGTTGCCAATTAGAATCATTCTAGGTTTAATATTTGCTGTATCAAAGCATATGCCTACTAAGGTTGAATTACCTTATAAAGTTGTTAAGAATGAACAACGTCAAGAAAAATGGTATAACTAATGGATGTAATTATGAGAATCATGATGACACTAAAAGGACTTATACTAGGTATGTTAGGTATGATAACAGCAATACATTCTGATCACCAAGTATTAGGGATCTTAATTAGTTTTGCTGGTGTCATGACAATGTTGACAGGACTACCAAATAACCAAAAGGACAGATGACTAAATACAAACAACATATAATAGATGAACTAGCTAAGTTGCAATTTGATTATGCAGAATGCAAAATTGAAATGGCTGAATTTATTTCTGGTATAACTAGACTAGGAGTAGATTCACCAGGCGACATAGAGGAGCATAGATCAAATGCAGAAGAAGCAAGATACGACTACAAAGTATCTAAACATGAAGATAAGTTTTAAAGAGATATTTGATTTACAACATATATTAAAACTATATTTTCTAGAGCAAGAAGCATTAGCTTATAAAGATACTAAAGATATTAAATGTTATAACTTTAATGAAAGATTAAAGCATTTAGTAGCATTGTATGAATTAGAGAATCCTAGCGTAGAAGATTAGTCGGTATCATTACTGCTCCCTTATTCTACGATAAACACACAGTTGCGTTGCACTGTGGGGATTAAGCAACGCACATAGCTATCCCAAGAAATGAGATAGCTTTAAACAGAAAGAAAGAAATAACTATGAAAGGTATAGCTATATGATGTCCGTTATCAAAGAAAAAGCAAAAACTCTACGCACAAATGTAGAAGGGGTAATACCTAAGTTTTTTGGATTTTTAAAATATATTTTAATAGCCATATTATCTGGATTAAGCTGGGGTTTATACTTCACTGGCTTAATTATAGATATTAGTAATCACTATGTAAAATTTATTAAACAAACAATAACAAAGGAAAAAAATGACTGAAGAAGAATTGTTAACTAATGTTACTAGAAAAAAAACTAGAAATAAAAATACTGAAAAATGGGGAATGTTTGGATTATCTTTAGGTAAAGAAAACTATAATAGATTAGATGTTTATTGTCATAAACATAATATATTCAAAGCTACTTTGGTTAGATCATTAGTAGTAGATTATTTAGACAGAGCAGAACAAAAGGATGACAATGTATAATTTAATACTATGGAAAGATAATGACAACGAAGACATTCATGTATTTAAAAACAAACCTACATTTGAAGATTTGTATAAACTTATTGGATGTGAATTAATTGAAATTACAAAAGGTTATACCGAAGAATTAGGTACATTTGAAATGCACATAGATGAAGAAGGTAAATTTAATAACTTAAATTACCCAAACAAAAGAGCAACTAAAGCTTGGTATGCTTGGCAACAAAGAACTAAAAGAGCTTGTTTGCCTGGCGACAATTTAGTTGGATCTGTTGCTATTGTTAAAAAACAAAAATTCAAACCAAAGGAGATCAATGGCTAATTGTTATTATCATTCGGTATCATCAGTTAAAAGATGGGGTGGTAAACCAGAAGACTACCAACCTATCCATGACTGGTTTGACGAATCAAAAAAGATTATTGCACACTGGAGTCATAGAGCTTTGCGACACCACGCTGAAGGTTGTTTTGCTGCCGAACAAAAGTTTGGCACATCAATAAAAAATTCTGATGGTAAAATGGTTCCTGTCAGATTAATTGCAGAAAGACATATCGTTGAAGACATGGGTTGGATCCCAAGTTTTTACGATTGGGCAATTTTAATCAAGCCAACCAAATGGACAATGAAAGGTTATAGAAATGTCGGACAAGACAATTGAAGACGTACTAAGAGCATTACATACACAAGGTATTACTAAAGTAGAAATAGAATATTCTGGTGGTAATGATGAAGGATCATTTGATAGACCAGTATTTTATGCAGATGATAAATCTGTTACAGTAGATTGGGCTAAGACTTTAGATCTTGATGAAGATGAAGACTTTGATGACGACAACTTTGAAGCATTAGTTTATGCTGATGAAGGTAGATTAAATCAATGGTATTCATTTGCAGGTGAGTATTCTGTCAATGGTACACTTACCATTAATACAGAAACAGGTGACTTTAATGATAGTGCTGATTACACACAATCAGAATATAGTGATGCATCACAGTCTGGTAATGTTTTTAAAGATAAAAAAGAAAATATCTTTGAAAGATTAGGTGTAGAAAAATGACACCTAAAGAAAAGAGAGAGTACACCAAATGGGTAAATAGTTTTGCTAATCAAAAAACTGTTACCACTAAAACAACTAAAACAAAAAAGAAAGGTAAAGATGAAACCAATAAGAAGTAATGAACTAAACTATCTTGATCAACTTATTG